CTTCGACGGCACCGGGCTGACTGCTCAGTCAGCCGCCGAAATCTGCTTCACGCCGACGTACTTGTGACATGGGCACGCTCAACGTCGGCGGCGATACCTACACGCTCACCCTCGCCGTCGGACCGGCGAGCGGTGCCGCTCCTGTTCAGGAAGTCACCTTCTCCGGTTCGGTGACGATCATCTTCGACCTCGAAGGCGGGACGAACCTCCAATTCGTCACTCGCGCCTACTCGCCGGAAGCCGCCCATATCGACGAACTGGCGACCGACGTGTGGCTCATGGGCGACCTGCTCCAAGCCCGCTTCCGATCGTGGGCCGTGTGGCAAGAGTGGTACGAGAACGGGCAGGACAACGTCTCGGTGATGGCCGTCACCTACAAGAAGCTGCTCAACCGTCGGCTCGTCGTCCCGGCCGCAGGGCTGACGTTCACGAACACCGACATCGGCCAGATCATTTGGGGGATGTGGCAGCACACGCAAGGTCAACCCGGTGGCAACCTCGGCGTCACGCTCGGCACACCGAACCTGACCGGCATCCTCCGCACCCGCACATACAAGCAAGGCGAGAACCTTGGGGCGCAGGCCGCAGAGGAATACGAGGAAGGCATCTGGTGGGACATCGACCAGAACAAGGTCTACCGGGCCGGGGTGATCGCCGCAGGACCGTGGATCGCCTCGCCGCTGCACCTCGGGGCCAACGTGCGCGCCATGCAACGGTCGTCCGGGTCCGACTTCGCCAACGCCGTCTTCGGGGACGCCGACGACGCGACGACTGACGGCGTGTGGGCAACCGCCGCCAACGTGACGACCGACCCGCGTGGCCGCTGGGAGCTGGCGAAGGGCTGGCCGACCGTCGCCTTGCAATCCACCCTCAACGAACGCACCGCCGCCTTCCTCGAAACGTCACAAACTCCCGTCGCCCATTGGAACGTCACAATGGAAGCGGCCCGCTGGTGCACCGACTCGAAGATCATGCCCGGCACGTTCGCCGTGCTCGCCATCCCTCGCTCCCTCGCTGCCCCGCTCGGTGAGCCGACACCGTCGATCGTCGTCCTCGTTACTTCGGTGTCGGTGAACTACGACGAAGACGGCGCGCTGAACGTCAAGGCCGTCGTCATGGAACGCCCCGACATCCCGCTCCCAACCACACGGATAGACGTCTAGCAATGACACACATCAGCCCGGTCGATGAAATGGCCGACCACTTCAAGCGGATCACGCAACGACTCGATTCGCTGGAGCGCGCCGTCAACTCAGGCAGCGGCTACCGCAGCGGGACGTACACCCCGCCGCTGACGAACGTGGTCGTCGGCACTGGCGGCCTCGCCGCCAACACGGCCTATTGGAACTTCGATGGTCTGTTCCTCACGGTGTCCGGGTATTTCACCCTCGGTCAGTCCGGTGCCTCATTGACCGGCATCCCCCGCTTCACCTTCCCTGCTGGGTTCACCCATTTCGCTTCGACCGGAACGCCCGGTGGGATCAACACCGCACCGTTCGGCCAGGCCACGTTCTACGAGGATCAAGGTCTCACGTGGGTCTCTCGGATGTGCAAGGGCTCGGTGGCGGGGACGGTGGCAGCGCTCTACTACTCGATCAGCGGGGGCAACATCCTCCTGGCGAACCCCAGCGCCACGGCACCGTTCACGTGGGGAGCCAACGACTCGATCCACTACGAGTATTCGATCCCCGGTTCGTTCGCATGAGACAACCCTCGCACAACGTGCAAGAGTTGTCGTAGGATCGCACCGTGGCACGCGAGACCCCGAAGTGGCTCCAAGCTGGCAGCTATGCCGCCCGGCTCGACCGACACGTCATCGAGGAACTGTTCCGCCGCAAGAGCCGCGTGATGCGCGGGCTGCAAGTCTCCCAGCGGGCAGCGGGGGCGAACTTCTCCGTCGACATTTCGGCGGGTACGGGTGCCGTGCTGGGGACGACGCAGGCAGACCAGGGCGCGTACATCATCCGCTCGACGGCAGTCGAGAACCTCGTCGTCGCCGCCACGCCCGCGACGGCGCGTACCGACAGCATCTACGTCCAGGTCAACGACCCGAATGCCGGAGGCCCGGCAGGCAGCGACTTCACCTTCGTCTACGTCGCTTCGGGCTCACCCGCTCCGGGCGACTCGATCCTGCTCGCCACCGTCGCCCGCGCACCAGGCGAATCCGCCATCCTCGCCGCGGCGATCACCGACATGCGCCCGCTGGGGGAGTGGTCATGGACCGTCGGCACCGGCACGCCGACGCACAAGGCACCGGACGGCGACCTGTACGTTCAAGTGAGCTGATAGGCGTCTATCAAGATGCCGAACGTATCGCCTCGCGGTCTGCACGCCCGGCACGGATCGACGTGGAAGACACCGACCGGCGTGTACGCCCGCGACGCCGGGGTGTGGAAGCCCGCCCTGTACGTGTGGGCCTACACAGGCGGCGTCTGGCAGGTGGTTTGGGGAGCGGCGATCAACCCTGCGCCGACGGTGACGGCAACGTGGGTGCAGCCCACGTCGGCTCGCATCGACTGGACGTTGCCGAACCCGAACACGGCGACCGAATGGATCGTCCGACGGTCCGACGGCAGTGAAGTGGGACGGGTGGCGGGCAACGTCACCACGATCACCGACCTCACCCCGAGAGTCGTGTCATCGGCGGACGCCCCGACCACGGTCCCGGTGGTCTACACCGTCACCGGGGCCGACGGTGGGAGTCAGTCGGGCAGCGCTTCGAGCGCCCCGCTGAACGTCAGACTCGACCCGGCCACCGTCACCCCGTCGGTTAGCTACCCGTCGGCGGCGTCGAACTCGGTCGCCACCCTGAGCGTGTCGTGGACACCGAACGCCACCTATGGCGACCCCGATTTCTGGCAGGTCTACATCCACGGAACCGGGTACATCGGTGCCCGCCTGCCGGGTTCGTCGCGCTCCACGACGCTCGTCGGGGTGCTTTCCCGCGGCTACCAGTTCAACATCCGCGTCTTGCCGATGATGCTGCTCGCGGATGGCTCGGTGGTGCAGGCCGGGAACTCGTCGGGAGCGCTGAACCTGAACGTCACCCCGAACATCCCGCAGTCGCCGAACCTCTACGCGTCCGGTATCTCGAACCTGTGCTTCACCTTCGCCGGACCGGGGGCAGGCACGGCGACGAACTACACCATCGAGCGGTACAACGCGTCGACTGGTCCGTGGACGGCATGGGCCACCACGACATCGGGCGGGCCGCATTGCTTCGCCACGAGCGCCAGTCACTACGTCAGAGTGCGGACCAATGCCCCTGGCGGCTCGTCGGACTGGGTGCAGGTCGGCCCGGTCGCTCCGGTCAACGACGTCACCGGCCCCGGCCCAGCGACCATTTCCTCGTGGGTGCCGGAGGCCAGCTACGGCCGGATGGTGGTGCGCGGCACCATGCCGAGCGCGCCGGACATGGCGAGCTACGCGATCTACATGGAGGGCGGATCGGGGTGGGTGCTCCAAGCGTCCGGCTCCGCATCTGCATCGCAGTCGTTCGGCCCGCTGGCCCTGCAATTCTCGGCCGGTCAGAACCCCGGCGTGCTCGTCCGCACGTGGGACGGGCTCGGCAACATGGGCACCGACGCCGTCGCCTACTACGGGGTGCTCGACGCGTCCCCGATCCTGATTCACCCCTCGGACGGCGGGACGGCCCGCGGCGGGGCGTGGCGTACCGACGGCATCGGAGCGGGTGGCAACGTGCTCATGGGCACGACCACGGCGGGGGAGAACGCGGGCTTCCTGTTCTACGGCGACGGCATCTACAACGCCGTCATCCGCGCCGGCCGGACCGTCACGGCGATCGAGTTCGACTACTGGCGGCAGAACGATCAGGGCTCGGCGGCGTGCATCCAACCGCGACTGTGGGTCCACGGCGAGCTGGCGAAACCTGCGGGGCCACCAGGCTTCGGTGACGGCGGCGTGGAACGGCTGACGGCGTGCGTGGCGCGCAACACCGGCTTCGGTCCGACGCAGGTGCGCGTGGGCCTGCCCAGCGACTTCATCACCTACTTCCGCCTCGGCTACCGCGGCCTCGTCTTCTACCGACCCGCGCCATCGAGCAACCCCGACGACCCGAACAGCTACTACATGAAGCTGGGGCCGGTGCCGTCCAGCGACGGCGTCGTGGTCATGGGCGCGGTGAACGTCCACCACCTCGGCTGATAGACGCCTATCGACGGCGGGCTGCACGATGTGCAATACTGCCGACATCGCGTAAGACCTCGCAGCGACGAACGCCCTGCGACGGCAGTACCGGGACGAACGCTCCGGGCCATCAGTTCCCCTCATCACCTTCGGGAGATTCGATGCCCACTGCCACGAAGCCCGCCCCTGAGCCGACTCGACCCGAAGTCCCCACGGACTTCGCGGAAGTCGAGGACGCCGCGCTCACCGACATGCTCGACAAGCTCACCGCCGAGTTCGACAAGCTCGTCGATGAAGGCAGCCGTGACGTCGCCGCGCTGACCGCGCTGGCCGACGACATCGACCGCATCAAGGGCGAGAGCACGGCACGAGCCGAAGCGGAACAGCAAGCCGACCTCGATGTCGCCGCCCTCACCGAGCGGGTACGCGGCAAGAGCGAGGACACCCCCGCTGCCACCGCTGACCCCGAGCCCACGCCGGACCCGGAGCCCCCGATCGCGGCCGAGACACCCGACCCTGATCCCGAGAAGGACAAGGACAAGGACAAGGACAAGGTCTTGGTCACTGCCGCCGCCCGGCCCGATCTTCGAGACGTCGCCCGACGGGTTCCCCGCCCACGCGTCGAGCCGAAGCGGAGCCTGGTGACGATCACCGCCGCCGCCGACCTGCCCGGCGTCTCGCCCGGCACGTCGATCGACATGACGCAGCTCGCCAACTCGATGCATGACCGTGCCCGCGTCCTCAACGACGACGGCCGGCGCGCTCCGGTGGCCCGTATCGACATCCCGCACTCCCACGAACTCGGCACCAGCCCGGAAGCCAACGTGGCGATCATCGACGACCTCGTCGGGCACCCCGACGCGGCGGCGCTCGTCGCCTCCGGTGGATGGTGCGCCCCGTCGGAGCCGATCTTCGACATGTTCGACATCACCCCCGACGCCAGCAACGTCTTCGACCTCCCCGGCCTCGGCACGAAGGTCCGTGCCGGTGTGATGATCCCGAGCTTCTACGGGATCGGTGACGTCGCCGGGGCACTGTGGACGTGGACCGAAGCGAACGACATCGCCGCCGCCACGCAGCCCGCAGGCCCGGAGAAGCCGTGCTTGAAGATTCCGTGTCCGACATGGACGGAATGCCGCCTCGAAGCCGAAGGTCTGTGCGTCACGCACGGCAACCTGTCGGATCGGGCATGGCCGGAGCTGACCCGCTCGTTCCTCAGCATCGTCATGGCGGCGCACCAGCGTCGTATCTCGGCGGCGAAGATCGCCAAGGTGCTCACGGACATCGGCGCCACGACGACCCCCGACGCGACGATGCTGCTCGGTGACGTGACGGCCGACGTGCTCAACGTCATCGCCCTCGGCGCGGAAGACATGCGCTCGCAGTACCGGCTCGCCAAGGGGCGTTCCGTTGACGTGCTGCTCCCCGAGTGGGGACGGAGCGTGCTGCGGGAGAACATGGCGCACCGTCAAGGCGTGACGGACTCGATGAACGTCACCGACTCGCAGGTCACGTCGTGGCTGACCGCTCGTGGCATCCGCCCGCAGTTCACCGCCGACTGGCAGCCGCTCTACAACACTGCCCCGGCGACACGGTGGCCCGCCACGATGGTCTTCGCCCTCTGGCTCACCGGCTCGTATATCTCGCTCGATGGCGGGTCGATCGACCTAGGTGTCGTGCGGGACTCGACGCTCAACGCCACCAACGACTTCACCGCTGCATGGTCGGAGCAGTTCTTCCAGGTGTGCCGCCGTGGTCCGAAGGGTCGCACGTACACCGTTCCGGTCCTGGTCGACGGCGTCACCGGCTGCTGCCCAACAGCCTGATAGCCGTCTATCAGGCAGAGAGGTAGCCGATGGCAACGCTCGATCAGCTCCACACACGAGTCGAAGCACCACTCGTACAACCACACCCCTTCGGCCTGTTCTCCGTCGCGCCCCCGAGCACCCCTGGCGACGGTCATTGGCAGGCCGGAGTGGCGTGGGACTCGCTGGCGTGCATCGACCCGAACACGACCACCGATCCGTGCGTCAACGGCGGCGCCGCGCCAGGGGCCAAGGAGTTCGAGAACTGCCCGAACTATCAGGCGTACAAGCCGATCACCGTCTACTTCGGCATCAAGCGCACCGGCCAGAGCTACGAGGTCGGTGAGGCGCAGGTCCGGCAGGTCATGGAGGACGCGGGCGAGTACGCCATTGAGAAGTACCTGTGGGAGCAGATGGTCGCCGCAGAGGCGCCGGTCGCGTTCGCCAAGAAATACACGACTGGTAGCCCGCTGACCGACGCCCTCGCTGCCCTTGAAGGGTGGCTCGGAGCCAACTACCACGGAACCGGCGTGATCCACATGAACCGGGGAGTGGCCGCTGCCCTCGGATCAGGAGCCCTCCTGCGCGACGGCGACCGTCTCACCACGTTCACCGGCACGCCGGTCGCCGCTGGGGCGGGCTACAACCTCGGCACAGATTTCGAGGATGAGCCGACCGTGCTGTACGCGACCGGCGCGGTTGTCGTCCGCAGCGGCGACATCGACGTGGTCAGCGCGTGGAACCTTGCCATCAACGACGAGCTGGTGCTGGGCGAGCGCACCTACGTCGTCGGCTGGGACTGCGCGGTCTTTGGCATCACCGTTTCGGACATTCCGTAGGAGGCACCCGATATGCCAACCCGCAAGCTCCGCTCGGTCAAGGGTCGTCGGGTGCGGTTCACCGCCCTCGACGAATGCGGCGCGCCTGACCTGAGCAATTCCTGTGGCTCGATCGTCACGTCCGGCTTCATTTCGGTCACGTGGGCCGATGAGGTCGAGACGGGCGAGGAATACACGCAGAAGAACGCGTGGGGTGATTTCTGCATCGGGGAGAAGGACGCCGACCGCGTCAAGTGGACGAACGTCACGATCAGCCTGTGCGAGATTGACCCCGAAATCCTCGTCATGCTCGGCGGCGCCGTCCCGAACTACAACGCCGACGGCGACATCGTCGGTGCCTTCTTCACCCGCGAGCCCAACCCGCTGTCGTTCGCCATCGAGGTCTGGACGAAGAAGGCCGGGACTGACGCCTGCGCCGCGGGCGGCGGTGCTCCCGAGTGGGGCTACTTCGCCGGGTTCAATGTCCGCAACGGGATGCTCGACGGCGACCTCACCATCGAGAACGCGCCGCTGGCGCTCAACTTGAAGGGCGAGCTGTACGGCGCCAACGACGCGTGGGGTGTCGGCCCGTACGCCGACAACCCGTTGGAGAACGTCGCTGGCGTCCCCGCTGGGGCACTCCGCTACATCGGCATCACCACGACGCAGCCGCCCGAAGACACCGACGGGTGCGTGGCGATCATCCCGGCGACCGGCGCGACGGCGGGCAGCCCTGGCACGTGGACGCCTGCCAATGCCGCTCCACCGGAAACGCTGGCCGACCTCCAAGCCGGCGCGGTCGTCGCTGCTCCGGCGACGGCATGGACGGCCGGTCAACACGTGATCCTCGGCGACGCCTCGCACGCCCACTGGTCCGGCACGGCGTGGGCTGCCGGGGACGCCACCTGATAGGCGCCTATCAGTGCCGAACTCATACGCCTTCGCCCCGCCCTACGACCAACCCCGCCGCATAAGGAGCCGACAGATGCCGGACTGGAAACTGCAAGGGCATGAGCTGGTTTGGGATGAGAACGCGCCCGACCCGGTGGAAGTGGAAGGGTCGCAATACACCTATCCGCGCCCGGTAGAGGCGGAGCCCGGCAACGCCTTCGATCCATCCGAGCACAACATCGAAGACATCAAGAAGTACGTCGGGGACAACCCCGGCGAAGTGCAGCGCGTCTACGACCTCGAAGTCGCTGGCAAGAACCGGACGTCGTTGGTCGACTGGCTCCTGGCTGACTGATGCCCGCTGGCTGCCAGGAGTGGCCGATCGCATGGCCGTGCCCGACGGACGGCGTCGACCCGGTCCTGCTGGCTGCCGCCGCTGACCTCGCCTCGCAGCTCGTGTGGTCGCTGTCGGGCCACCGGATCGGCGTGTGCACGTACCGGGAGGGCTTCCGCCCGGCGACGACGGCGGGGTGTGGCGCCCCGTACAAGGACGCCAGCGGCAACTGGCGCAACGGTGGGCGGGCCGGGGCGTGCTGTCGAGTGCTGCTGTCCTTTCGGCCGGTGGCGTCGATCCTCGAAGTGCGCGACGGGGGAGTGGTGCTCCCCTCGTCCGAGTACGCGTTGGAGGGCTCGTGGCTGCGCCGTCGTGGCGGGGCGTGCTGGACGGCGAGCTTCCCTTGCGACGACCCGGAACTGATAGTCGCCTATCAGGCCGGTGTGCCGTTCCCGGCCGGGACCGCCGCCGCCATTGGTGAGGTCGCCTGCGAATACCTCGCTGCCCTTCAAGGGGGGCAATGTCGCCTCCCGTCGCGGGCGACCTCGATCACCCGGCAGGGAGTGACGGTTACGCTCGACACGGCGGCGGACTTCGTCGGCCGACGTCGCATCGGATTGCCGATCACCGACGCCTGGTTGGAGTCCGTCGCCGGTTCCGGCCCTCGTGTCGCCTCGAAGGTCTACTCGCCCGACCTGCCACGAGCTATCCCGATCAGCGGGGCACCGTTCGCAGTCCCGGCGACGTCGGGCACCGTGCCGTTCTCGTGGAAGCAATCCGATCCGGTCAACAAGGTCGTCATCGCTCGTGACGGCGTCGCCCACGGCTGGCTGGGGAACTACCAGGCGCAGCTCCGTGAGGCACCGGACAGCTCCGCACCGTTGGTTGGCGCGTTCACGGTGACGGCGATCGCAGACGGGCCGGACGTGCGGCTCGACTTCGTGCTCACCGAAGCGGAGTCGACGGCGATCCCGACCGGCTCGTACTACTGGGACGCGCAGCAGGAAGGCGGTCCGACGCGGCTGACCGGCACGGCTGACGTGCTGGCTGACATCACGGTGCTCGTATGAGCGACACCCTCATCGTCCAGACCGTGAACGACGTCGTTGAGGTCTTCACCGAAGCCGAAGTCGTGCAGGTGGTCGTCGCTGATAGCGGGCTCCCCGGTCCTCCTGGCCCGCCTGGGTCCGGGGCGGGCGACGGCGACATGCAGAAGCTCATCTACGACGCCGGGGGCCAGGAAGCCAACGTCTACGACCTCGCCCACTCGACCGGCAACCTCGACGGCGGAACGTTCAACTAACCAAGGGAGCAGCACATGGCACGAATCCAGCTACGCAGGGGGCTGTTCGCCAACCTGCCCACGACAGGGATGTTGGCGGGTGAACCGCACGTCACCACCGACCGGGGCACGCTGCACGTCGCCAGTGACGCCACGACGAAGCTGCCGATCGTCCCGGCCATCGAGGCGTTGACCGCCATCGGGGCCGTCAACGGCACCGCCGACCTGCTCATCATCCACGACGCCGACGGCACCGGGCAGAAAGAGAAGAAGATCACCTTCGACGCCTTCAAGACGGCGCTGGCGATCCCGGCCGGGTCGACTGACGAGAAGGTGGCCGTCGTCTCCGGTGGCACGCCCGGCTTCATTTGGGGGACCAACGGCACTGACGGCGTGATCCGACTCAACAACTCGCTGTCGTGGACGAAGGACGGCGGCAACGCCTTCGTCACGATCGCCGTGGAGACGGTCGACGGCGGCACGTTCTGAGCCATGCCCCGGCTACAGATCAAGCGGGGCACCCGAGCCCAACTGAACACGGCGCGCACGGCGTCGGGTCTGTTCGTGGGCGAGCCCTACCTGATAACCGACGAGGACGCGGTGGCGGTCGGCAAGGCCACCAACGCCTACATCGACCTCGCTTCCCGCTCGCACTTGATCCCGCTCACCTTGACCATTCCGGGCACGCTCGTCGTCGGTGCCGGAGTGGTGCGCTGGTACGCCCAGCGGACCTACACGATCGGCAACATCCACGCCGCCGTTGGTACTGCCCCGACTGGCGCGTCGCTGATCGCAGATGTGAACAAGAACGGCACCACGATCTTCACGACGCAAGGCAACCGGCCGACCATCGCCGCTTCCGGCTTCACCGACGCCACGTCCGCCCCCGACGTGACCACGCTCGCGTCCGGTGACTACCTGACGGTCGACGTCGATCAGATCGGCTCCACCATCGCCGGGGCCAACCTCACCATTCAGATCGCACTGAGCTGATAGGCGTCTAGCAGTGGCGTCCCCGTCGGTTCGCTCGTCCGCCACCACCGCAGACACCAACGCCGCCGCGACGGCGGTCACCCTTCCGGCCACGATCGTCACTGGCGACCTACTGCTGTGCTTCGACACGATGGACGCCGGGACGGCCGACCCGTCGACCACGTCGCCCGGCTGGACCCGGATCAGCGCCGAGACGGCGGGCTCGAACGTGCTCCGGTTCGCCGTGTTCGCCAAGATTGCCGGCGCGTCGAACACGCTCGACCTGGTCGGGCAAAACCAGGACGCCTCCATCGTCACCCTCGCCATCCAAGACCACGGTGTCAGTGCCACCTTCGCCGAACTGGTGCTGATCGCCGCCGCCACTGGCACTACCGGCAACGCCAACCCGCCGACCACCGGCACCCTGGCGGTGAAGGACTGGCTGGTCGTGGCGGCGTGCGGAATCGACATGACGGCGACCGGCGACGCGCTCTCCGCGCAGCCATCGGGCTACACCGACATTCAGCGGTTCAAGTCGGCCAGCTCGACCTCATCGTGCGCTACGGGTGTGGCGGTCAAGGCGTTGACGGGTGGCACGGTCGACGACCCCGGCACGTTCACGAACACGTCGCGCAACTGGATCGCCAAGACGATCGCCGTCCCCCCGGCCGTGCCCGTCCTGGCCGGTCCGTACTGGGGTGCCGACTTCGGCGGGCTGCTCGTGCCCTCCGGCTACTCGGCTACGGACGACTTCGAGCGCGGCGACGGCGGGCTCGGGTCGAACTGGGGCCTGGTGCAGAACGCGCTGGCAATCTCGGGCGGCAAGGCCGTCATGGGCTCTAACCCGTCTGCTATGCGTTGGGTCGCTGGCAGCTTCGCCAACAACCAGTATTCCGAAGCCTCGATCACGCTCAGCGCGTCCGGGTACTACATGGCGAGCGCCATCGTCCGAGCGTCGGACAACACCGTCAACGGCGGCGAGTTCTACTTCGCCCGTCTGTGCGGCTCGTGCGGCGATGTGTCGGTCGGCAAGCGGGTCGCCTTCTCGCAGTCCGAGTTCGCCTCCGGTGGCTCGGTCGGCACGTCGGTGCCGGTGACGGCCACGCTGCGGCTCGAAGTCGAAGGCACCACGCTGCGGGCCTACGTCGGTGGCGTGCTGGCGGTCACCACAACCGACACCGACCTGGCTGCTGGTCGCCCCGGCATCCATATTTCCACCGGCACCGCGACCGATTGCTCGATCGCCAGTTGGGCGGGTGGCGACCTGTGAAGCCTTGCACATTGTGCAACTCAGTGATAGACGTCTATCTGTGCGATTGACCCTCGTGCCCTGGCTGCTCTACGACAAGTGGCCCAACGGCAGCCCTCGCGAACCGATATGGGTGCCCGATGCCGGTGGCGGGCGGGACGTGTACGGGCGCTTCTCGACCCTCGACCTGCGCCCCTACGGTCAGCCCCAGGCGATTCTCAACACTCAGGACTACATCGACCCACTGCCGTCGGACGGCGGCAAGCGGCTCGACCTCGGGCCGTACCTCGACAAGAAGATCAACAACCCCCAAGCGGCGGCGCTGCGGGCCAGGCTGGGCGTCGACACGATCGTGGGCGGGATGACCGTCGGTGAAGCGATCCGAGAGTTGATCGAACCGGGCCTGGTGCCTCACCGAGACGGGCGCAAGTACGGCTGGCTGCACCAAGTCAACCTGATGGACGATGCAAGCGCTCCGGGGGGAGCGGACGACCCGCCCGACGACGAGCCGGACCCATGAGCGACGTCATCGCCGTCTCCGCTCTCGACGTCTGCGAGCTGTACCTGGACCGTTCCCGCGACGCGCTCGAAGCGTGCGGCTCGGAACCGATCACGGCCTCGTACGTCGCCGCTGGGCTCATCGCCTGGGACACGTGCTGCGGGCTGCTCGTCGCCGCCCCTGAGCGTGTCTACCGCTCGGCGGCGTTCCCGGTCGAAGGGACGACCGACTTCGTGTGCGAGTCGAGCTTCCTCGTGGTCGACCTCGTCGTGCTCCTGCTGCGGTGCGTGCCGACGATCGACGACCGGGGGAACGCGCCACCCGTCCCCGACCTCTCTGCCGCTTACGGGGCGATCCTCAACGACGCCGCGGTGATCTGGAATGTCGTCGTCGGGGAGCTACCGGAGGGCTGGCAGCGAGCGAGCGTCGATCAAGGGTTCGTCGGCGCACAAGGCGGATGCGTCGGCGTTGAGACACGTCTATCAGTCGGCCTCGCACAGTCGGTGTGGTGCCCAGTCTGCACGGAGGGACCATGACAACCATCGAGTTCGGTGACTCTGAGCCGGAGGACGAATGGGATGACGGCGACCCCGTTGCCCTTCGTCTGATGCTGCTCGGTCGCATCCTCATTTCGATCTACATGGAGGCGCAGAACGGCGACCTCGAACGAGCGCTTCGCCGCAAGGCGTTGATCCGGGGTGCCGCTGAGCGTCTGTTCGATCAGGCGACTATCGAGCTGGCGAACTGATGGGCTCGCGCTACCTCACCGACCTTGCCGACGTCGTCCGGGCAGCCGGGCTCGTCGTCCAAGAGGAACCCGGCTGGGAGACCCGCGCTCGCGGCTCGGGCGGCTACAACTCGGGCGCACCGAATCACGTCATGGTGCATCACACGGCATCGAACCCGTCGAGCGACGGGCAGCAGGACGTGAACTACCAGTGCTACGGCGCCGACGCCAAGCCGATCGCCAACCTGTACCTCTCCCGCTCGGGCAAGGTGTGGATCGAAGCGGCCGGAGCGACGAACACGAACGGCTCGGGCACCGATCCGTGCGGCATCGTCGCGCTCGACTCGATGAACTCGAACGCCATCGGCATCGAGGCGGCGAACAACGGTGTCGGGGAGGTCTGGCCCCAAGCGCAGCAGGACGCCTACATCATCCTCGTCAACGCGCTGTGCTCGCACTACGGCATCGGCTTCGACCAAGTCCACTCGCACATCGAGTACGCCCCTGGCCGCAAGATCGACCCCGCTGGTCCGTCGCGGTGGCCCCCGATGAACTCGTCCCAGTCGTGGGACATGAACGCGTTTCGTTCCGACCTCGGCCTCGGCCCGCTCCCGCCCCCAAACCCAACCCCAATGGAAGGTTCCGACATGCTCGTGCTGTTCACCATCAAGGACGCCCGCGAGGCGGGCGCGGTCTACGTCTCCAACGGCCTGTGGTACCGCTGGATTCCCGACGGCGCATCGTACGACGCGCTCGTGCTGTTCCTCATGAAGCGAGGGATGCCAACGACGATGGAGTCGGTGACGAAGACGCAGCTCTACTTTGCCGGCGCGTACATCGACCTCAACGGCAACATCGGCAACGCGAATCCGAACTTGTAGGGGAGAGACCAATGTTCGCTGACATCATTTCCGGGCACCCGCTGCTATCCGAGTGGCTGTTGCTGATCGGCGTCGTGCTCGCCGTCTTCGGTGCGATCGCCGCCGCGCCGGCAATCGTCTCGCCGAAGATCAGTCCGTGGGCGATTACCCTCGGCATCCTCGCTGTCGGGCTGACCGCCGCCGCCTTCCTCGTGCTCTGATAGGCGTCTATCAGTGGCCGGGAACCGCACGATCTTCGCCGCTGGGGACGTCAAGTGGAACGAAGGTCAGATCAGGATTCTCCTGTCCGGCCCCGGAGGCGAGACGTCGCAGGAGATTCAGCGGAGAGCCCGCGCCGTGCAGAAGCGCGCCCAGTATCGGGCGCCGGTCCGCACCGGGGAATTGAAGCACTCGATCAGCGTGAACACCCGCTACCCGGCAGAGGGAGCGGTGGCCGAAATCACGGCGTCGGCCCCGCACGCCATGTTCGTCGAGTTCGGTCGTCGAGAGGTCGATCTGCGCGGCTCGAAGAAGTATCTCCACTGGACCGATCCGGCCCCGACGTTCACGCAGCAGGCCGACGCCGTGCCCGGCGTCTACTTCATGCGGGACGCCCTCGACGCTGCCGGGGATGGCTGATAGGCGTCTATCAGTCAAGTAGGTCGAACGGCCTATTTCCCCCACTGGCTGACAGGCCACTCTAAGTGGTGTAACGTTACGTTTCTATGACACACACGGCTACTACAACAGCATCATCGGACGCGCCTCTCGTCCGTGCAGTGATCCTCGTGGCACTGCACAACGACGGCGCCGCCGACGTCCTATCCCTCCACGAGCGAGTCGAGAAGATCGCGGTCGACGGCGGCGAGCGGTGCCCATCGCTGGCGGACCTGTCCCACGCTCTCGGCATCCTCCAAGCGCGCAGCTTCGTGAACGTGCTGGAAGGCGCGTTCGACTTCGAGTTGTCGGAGAACGGCACCGACCTCGTGGCCGACTTGACGCGGCGCATGGAGAAGCACCGCGAGCAGATCACGCCGTTCGCCGTCGCTCAGCGGCTCTCGTGGGAGGGCAACGCATGATGACCGCGTGGCCGATCCCAAGCCCGGACGGGCGAATCCCTGAGACGTCAGACCTGTGCCCACCTGAGCCGGAGTTGGTCGTGTGCGACTGCGGCGGCTCCTGCTGGTGGGACGATGACGCAGACCTGTGGACGTGCAACGCGTGCGACCTGACGTACGACGCCATCGAGCCGGACTGGGAGCGCGACGTGCCCGACGATGAGCCCGACGACGAAGATGATCCCCGATCCCCTAGGAGGGTGCAGACCATGCAACGACTGACAACGGCGACCAAGGGGCGGGGGTGGTGGCGATGGGGGTGAAGCTGAACCGACTCAACCGGCGAGCGCGGCGGCATCCGTGGCTCACGCTGATTGCGGGGTGCCTGGCGTTCTCGTTCGTCCTCACCGTCGTTGACCCGCCCGGTGTCGAGAATGTCGTCTCGCCGCTCGACACCGATAGCGCCGTCGCGGGACGCCAATACAAGTACCAGTGCAAGCTGCCGGGCGACCTCGTTGGCCTGGAAGGCATCGGGGGCCAGTTCGGCATCGGCTCGTGGCAGAACACCAATCACTCGGCCAAGGTGTCGGCCGTCAAGTCGGCGCTCTCGCGGGGCTGGACGGCATCGCTCGACTCGTACTCGGGGGAGTGGACGATCTACGAGACCGGCACCAATCCGCAGGAGGGCGGCTACATCACGTCCAACGTCACGTGCAAGCAACTCAAGACGCGAGTCGTCAAGGACAAGAAGAAGCGATGAGCGGCGACCTCATCGCCCTTGTCGTGGTTGGCGTCGCGTTCGCCGCCTTCGTGGTGGGCATGAACCGGGAGACACGGAAGCTCGGTCGCCACGACGCTCGGTCCCTCAACCGCTGGGACTGATAGGCGCCTATCAAGATCGCTGGACCG